TGCATCAGAGCCGCGGCGTTAACAGCAGATATTTCTTCTTCAGCGGCCTCAATATAAAGTCTGTTTTTAATATCTTTATAATATTTTTCTTGTTGTTTTGTAAGTGGTACTTCTCTTGTTTGATAAGTCAATGCAGGTAAATCTAAACATTGTTCTTTTGTAAATCGTATAGCAGGCTGTAAAACATTATGTACTTTCTGTGTGGCCTGAGGCTTTGGTATCCAAGTAAACTGTGCTACTTTCAACATAACCTGATCTCTCCAGTTACCTAAAAATCTAGGTGTATTATCTGGATTAACTAACTTAGCTAAACCAAAAGCATCTACAGGAGATTGAGCCGCAGGTGTTCCTGTCATCATCCATAACCTGGTGCTAGGCTTAGCAGATAAAATTCTATTCAAACATTTCCAACGTCTTGTCTGAGGATTTTTATAAGCGTTAGCCTCATCTACAATAATTAAATCAAACCCACCGTTAACTATTTCTTCTTCAACTATCTCAATACCATCGTAATTAATAATAGCAAAGTCAGATCCTTGATCTAATATATCTTTTCTTTTGGATGGCGTGCCGTAAACAACATCACATGTTCTGTGTGTTGCCGTTCTAAAAATATCTTGTTGCCATGCGGATTGCATAATAGATAAAGGACAGACTATTAATACTCTATCTATCTGGCCTTCATTCATAAGATAATCACACGCCCATATTGCACTGGCAGTTTTACCTGTACCCTGCTCGTTAAAACAAAATGCTCGCTTGCGTAATGATAGAAATGATGCTGTCTTTTTTTGATGCTCGAAAGGATCGAACATCCCTGTAAATTTATAATCTCGAATAATTGGTGATTCCACTTTTACCTCCATCTCAGTTAATTTTTGAGCGTTCTCCAAATTCCAATGTACTAAAACTTTTCCATCTTGTAAAGACTTTGTATCTTTTACTACATCAGTCACTCGTTTGGGGTTACGTAATCTTAACAGTAACTCCCGGTTCTCCACTATTTGCATCTATGCTACAGATTTATCCTTATTCCTCTTAAATGACCTATTCTTGCTAGGCTTCTCCAACTTGTACCCATCTTTATTTGATCCTCCTTTACTTAACGCTTTTTTATGTGCGATGTCTTTACCTTTTCTATTAACACCATTCTTATCTAGTTTACGTCTCGCACGCTGTCTTTCTAATCGTGCCTCATGCACGCCTCTATTCTTTGCAATTCTTTTCTTTTGCTGTTGATATTCTTTTTTATAATTACGTTTTTTCTTTTTGGTAGCCATAATTATCTCTTTCCATTATGTGGGCAATGGAGTATGGGGCAATATTTATAACAAGTAAAATTGGGTTTTGCATTCCATACATCCTCTTTAAAGCATGTATCCATAATATCTACTTCCTTATAAAAGTTAGACATTATGCCAATAACATCCCCTCTATCATAAGATTTTGTGATAAAATCGTTGGTCACTAAAAAAAGCAGGCCTGCCTTTATTTCAGTAAGATGGGGAAAGTGAGTAAATGCGGCTACGGTAAATAAGTCAAGTTGTTTAATGTCTGCATATTTACTATTTTTCCCTGTCTTATAGTCTATTATCTTACCCTTATCTCCGTTAACAATCAAGAGATCAATTACGCCTCTCCACCACACGTTATCATCGAAGAATTTACAAGGCTCCAGCTCTTTAGTCATGCCTAATCTCAGCTCACAATGTTTCTCACCCTTCATCTGTTTCACTCTGTGAACCGGCTTACAAACTTCAGCATACTTTTCCGGAATAGCTACATCATCTTTAACATATTCCTCAGCAACTTTGTGTACTTCATTACCATAAATTAAAGCATGTGTTTGTTTTTCAACAACATCCTTTTTTACTTTCAAATGATAGTATTTTTTAGGACACTGCTGAAACAGTGATAAACTCGAATATGACCAGGCGTTACTCATGTCTATATTATAATCTAATTACCGGTTAAAAGATAATGTTTTACAACATCTAAAAGGCCAAGAAGCTCAGTTCTACTGACGTTTGACGTGATGCCTATCTCCATAGATCCTTCATCTAACTCTTTACCCTCTTCACCAAACACAATGGTAAATCCTTTAGTAAAGTCTCCATTATCAATAACCTGTTTCAACTCATCACTCAAATTATTAAGACCTTCTCTAGCGTTTTCTTGTGAGCTTTTTATAGTAGGTAAAACTTTTATCCTATCATTCATTTTTCTCACCAATCAGAATAGCCTCTTTCAAATAAAACTCAGCCTTCTTTAAATCTTCTTGCACTTTCTTTTTATCTTTGTGACCTGCTCTTGAGAGATACTTTAAAACATTCCCAACGCAATAGCCAACATACCCATCAGTGCCAAGTTTAGCCCTAATAAAATCAAGGGTCTCGATACCACCCACCTTGTAGTGCGGAGGGTGGTTAACCATGTCTTCTTGTACATTCGTCTTAGTGTCATTTGTTTTTACCTCCTTATTTCCAGTTGTTTTCCAGTTCATTTGCTGTTCCTTCTCTTCTCTATATCTTTTCTATTTGTTTCTATCTTTTTATCTACGTCACGCCGCTGAGCCTCATGCCTATCTCTCAACGCTTTGCGCTCCCAATAATTATCTGATTTCCACCATCCTGTCATTTTGATATACCTCCATAACTATTTCCATGTCCTAGTTCACAGGTCAAGGGTAAACCCTCAGCCCACTCCGGCGTGTAGTTCATGCATTCTTCTACATACTGCAACGCCTCGTCTTTCTCTTCATTTAAAACAGCACAAGCTACAGCGTCATGCACAGTAAGTACAACCTGGTATCGCTTAGCTATTAATAACATCTGCTCACCAATAATTATTCTTGCTAGTGCTTGTACTACATTCTCTGTTAGCTTACCGCCATAAATATGTTTCAACTTTCCACCACGACCCTCATACATAATCTCTTCATCGATCTTTGGTTTCCATGTTGCTGATGCTACCGCAGGTGGTGTAACGTCTTCGTCTTTAGCTACCCGCTGTAAATTCTTATAATGAATCTTCATACCATTTGGTAATAAAATACTATCCAGGCCTGGAGTTACAATCCCTGATTTACCATAGGGACTATGCATCTTATCAATATCCCTTGACATGTTTTGTAATAACTCATCACCTTGTTTCCATAAGTCAGCTATACTGCTAGCAGAATCGCGGTAGGCGTACACAATTTTTTTACACTCACTATCATCCATAATAACGCCAGCGTTTTTAACTGTTGCCTGGAATCTTTTATACCCCATCCCATAACCACAACCTAACACACAAGTTTTACCAATAAATCTTTCTGCGCCTGTAATATCTTCTACTGGCTTATCATAAATTTTACTAGCCATGTGTTTATATACATCTTCTTTTTTTCTGAATTGCTCAACGACATCATCTTGCCCGGCAAACCAAGCCAACACTCTAGCCTCAATTTGTGAAGAATCTGAATCAATCAGCGTGTAACCTGACGGTACAATAATACCTTCTCGCATTTTATTCTTTGGTAAATTCTGTAGATTAGTTTTATCTGTACCACCCCACCTGCCGGTGTGCGCGGCGTAATACCTCAATGGGATCGGTAGAGGCCCACGCTTAGCAATCGTTAAGAATCTATTAATCCTTGTTTCATTAATTCTACTCTTAATATTTTTTCTAGCCTCAGCTACTAAACGGATCTCTTCGTCTTCATGTTCAAATAATTTTTTAAATCCCTCATCAGACTTTGCAAGTGCGTAAGTTTCTTTACCTGTAGTCGGACTGGTCTTCATTGGAACCTCAATACCTTTTGATTCTAAAAACTCAGCAAATTGTTTATTACTTGCTAAAACTTTCTCATCAACTCCGGAGGCCTCTAATAGTTTTGCTTTTTCTTTTTCAATAACGCGTAGTTCAGCGTTAAGTAAAGGAACATTGATCTCCAGGATAGGATCATTGTGCATGCGTAAAGTTACATCAATAAGTTTAAGTTCAGACTTTGGGAAACCAACGGCAATCTTTTTAAATAATTCATAAGTTAAATCTACATCATTAATACAATACTTTGCATAGCGTTCTAACTCTTCTTTACTAAAATCATTTATGTGTTTACCAAGCGCGTCTTCAACTTCTGTACCTTTCTCACCTATCTCGTAGTACTTTGACATGTTTGCTAATGATACGGAATGAAACGAACCAATTAACGCTTGACCCATACTCAATGTATCGAACCACATCTTGGCATGCTTACCAAAAATCTCAGTCAATATAAAAGAATCAAACATGGTGTTATGTGCTAAACAACCTGAGTTCTTCCAATCATATTTATTGATCGCTGATCGTAGTTCATCAAGCGTGCCGGTGTACCACACCGTAGGCTCATCATTTTTCTTTATTGCGAATCCAATAATCTCAAACTTCTCATCTCGTACATACTGCTCTGTTGTAAGTTTTGCTAGAGAATATTTTTTATCGTAATATGTTTCAAAGTCTATTGTTAATAAGTCCATCTTAATCTTTCTCGTTATCTAACTTTTTATAGACCAACACAAACGAATCACATTCAGGGCAGGATAGATTAGTGACAATATATTCAAACCCTTCATCGTCTTCATCATCATGATCACCACCCCAAATAAGTTCCGTGTTGCAGGTATAACAGTTCATTACTTTCTTCTAGCTTTTAAAAATTCTGTACACGTTTTACATTTCCATCTTGGACGCCGGTTAGATATAGTTGTACTCCCGCCCTCAATACTTGCGTATTTCCCACAGTTTGAACAGTATCGTTTCCCGGTGATGCGTGCCTCTGCTTTACTAACACTCTCATGTAGCTCGCCTCTACTCATCCACTACCCCAAGAAATCTCCAACACTCTTCACTCGGCGGTGGTGTAAGTAGTTTTAAATCTTTAATTGCTTTTTGAACTTTGTCGTATGCCTCTTCAGGATTATTCCCTTCAGCTAGCAAAGTTAAATTATCATTGATTTGAATTTTGTATTTCAACATTGTGTTACCCCCCCATTATGTAATTCTTGTAATAGCTTGTGATTTGTCTATTGTTACCATTCTGCCAGATTTTTGATTAATCCTGTATTCTTCTTTGATATACAATCTCTCACCAACACCTAACCAATCTATACGTTGTTGTTGTGAATATGAATATCCAGTTAATTCATAACAATATAAAATTTTTACTTTATCGTAGTCTTCAGTTACTTCAGTAGAAATTCGATCATATTTATATTGTTTATCATGACCATCAAATAACTCAATCTTAAATGTTTTCATGTGATTCTCCAATCTTAGTTAAAATATTTTGTACACTTTCTATTGTACTCTCATTCACAACAATTGCAATACCTCCATTCTTTTTTATCATGTCAATATTTCGTTGTTGCAATGCGGTCGGTCGATTCTTGCCTGCTTTACATTCGATAGCTATGAATCTTCCTTTAAAGCACACTATGATATCCGGAATCCCGCTCGAGCCATAACCTGCCATGACTGGATAAAAATAGTATGCTCCAAACTTTTTTAAAATCGCTACGACTTTTTGTTTGACTTTCTTTTCAGGTGTCACAAGTAACTAACAAACTGTCTTGGTCTTTTCCCCGGTTTGTGCAGTCTGCCGTATTGTCGTTGCCAACATCTCGAACACCATCCGCGTTGCTTTTGCTCAACAGACATAACTTCTGTTCGCATGATCTTAGTTTTGCACTTGATACATTTCCTAACCCCAAGCGTGTCGTCAAGTATGCGGTTAATTTCTTTTCTATCTAGCTGAAAAAGTATTGGAAATTTTTTTGTATTTACTGGTGGAATTAATTTTGTGTTAACCATTCTATTTATTATCATGCCTCTAATCCTTTCCCAAATATTTTTAATTCAACTGAATGACCGGTCAGATATTTACGCTCGCCTGATGGCATCTTCGCCCACGTTTC